AAGCCACGGCGATCTATCGTTTTGACGAGGAAAGCCTGACGGTTGAGGACATCACCGAAATGGTCGTGCCGTATTTCTCGGGCGATTTCTCGGATGCCCCGGCTTGGATGCGCGGTTCTTCAATAGCCGAACAGATCGCCTACGAGGATCGTCTAGAAGCCAAAGATGTAGATCGTCATCAGCGCTCGCTCCGTTCGCCCTCAGTGTATTTGGGGGCAATGTGATGATGGAGATGTCTTTCTACGGCATTGCCAAGATCGAACTGGTCAAGGTTTTTGCTGATAACTGCAATTCCCGCACGATCCGCATAACGAGCGTCAAGGGCGAAGAAATGGAAATCGCCCTCTATGGCGAGACTGAGGCTCTAGACGCTCTCCCACGATCCGATGACTTTCGTGAAGTTCCAAAGAAGGGAGCAGCCTGATGTTCTCCGCTCTCGCACTCGGGGCGGCTTTGAACGTCGCCAGCGTCTCCCGGCCTTACGATCCTCACACCGGATATGTCGTGGTCGAGAACCGTATCACCCAGCAGATCGGGCCATTCTGGGATCGTCAGGACTGTGAGTTCGTCGGCAAGGGCATCGTGAACCACGCCTTTGAATTGATCTTCCGCCCCTATCAGACCGGGCCTGATGAGGCTCTCCGGTTGATGACGACAGAAGTCATCTGCCAGCGGAGGTCGAAATGACCTTTGACCCCGTCGAGCTCTTCGTCACCGCAGCACTGATCATCGCCTTTATCGCAATCTGCCAGCAAATGAGGGACCGGACATGAACACCGAAACAAAGTTTACGCCGGGTCCGTGGCACGTTCCGACCGGACCATTCGTTGGCGGACTGTCTGTTGAAGTCCGTGCCGATGATTATTTCATCAAATGTCCGGGCTCTGGCGGAGCGATGTCACTAACTCAGACTGTCTGCAAATTGGACTGGTCTAAGACTGAAGAGTGGGAAGCCAACGCCCATTTGATCGCCGCTGCGCCTGATCTCTTCGAAGCCCTCGATATGGCCCGCCGATACATGAAAATGTGCCTAGGTTCGTCATTCTGGGATGGCCCGAACCCGCATCCGATCATTGATGCGGCACTCGCCAAGGCGCGAGGTGAAGTCAATGCGTGACCTCATCGAAGACATTGCCAGCTTTGTAGCTGTTTCCTCTTTCATTATCGTTTTTCTGTTCTGGGCCGATCAGGTGCCGGGAGTGCTCAAATGAACAAGATCATCGACCGCGATAGCTTCCAACAGGTCGGAAGCGTGACGAATGGCATCGTGTCAGAAGTTGCTCGCCAGATCGGCAAGCCTTTTCACGCACCTGGTATCTACTTCGACATGCCAGACAGTGTTTATCACGCTGATCCGGCTCTTGGATCCACTGGCCTGAAAAAGCTTCTGGCCTCGGCGCCGGATTTCTGGTGGCAGTCGTCAATGAACCCGGCACGCGAACCTGAGAAGGAAACCGAAGCCAAGGTCTTTGGCCGTGCAGTGCACAAATGTGTTCTGGAAGGCCGTGACGCGTTTGAAGCGGAATTTGCACCACAGCCAGCGCCGGAGGATTATCCGGGCTGTTTGCGCGTCGTGGACGATTTGAAGCTGTTTCTGAAGCAGAACCGTTTGCCAATATCCGGGACGAAGGCCGAATTGATTTCCCGTGCCAAGACGGTTCCGGGTTGCCCTGTTGTTTTTGATGATGTGGTTGATGTGGCTGCCGCTAGTGGCAAGACGCTTCTAAAACGCGACGACTTCAATCGCATCTTGGCCGCATCGGCATTCATCAAGGCGAACGACAACCTTGCGAACGCCTTTACCGGCGGTATGCCTGAAGTCTCGATATTCTGGGAAGCTGACGGTGTCCGTCTGAAGGCCCGCCTTGACTACCTCAAGATGAATGCGATTTCCGACCTGAAATCCATAAGAAACTCCCGTGAGATAGAGTTCAAGGTAGCCTGCCGGAATCGCATCGCCAGCCTGAACTATTTGCTGTCGGCAGAGCATTATTGCGAAGGGCGCCGCCAGATGTCGCGATTGATCGCAGATGGTGCTGTCTACGGCGATCATGATGCTGAATGGCTGCGCGGAGTAGCCAAGAACCAAGCATATGCCTTTGTTCTGGTGTTCTGGCAGGCCGAAGCGAGCCCGATTTCCCACGGCTTTAAGCTGTCACCTGGGAACCCGCTATTCGCCAATGCGCGAGCAGAAATAGCCCGATCAATCGACATTTATCAGTCCTTCATGCGCGAGTTCGGAACGGACACAGCATGGATTCTGAAAGAGCCACTGGAAGAGCTGGATCAGACCGAACTCCCGAACTGGTGGCACTACAAGCAGAGCTTTGGAGCGTGAAAATGAGCATGGAAATCATCACACAGGACGGCGAGTTCGTTGAAGAAGGTACCGCACTCGCAACGGCAAGTATGGCAGTCCAACTGCAGAAGGCCGAAATTGATCAGCTGGTATCGACCGCTCACGCATTCCCGCGATCGTTGAAGCGGGTACAGTCAAGCATTCTAAGCATGGCGACCTTGGACGAGGAAAGTGCAGAGGAATGCATCTACGCCCTTCCTCGTGGTGGAAAGCCCATCCGTGGACCTTCGATACGCTTTGCTGAGATACTGAAGCAGTCCTACGGAAACTGCCGCGCGGCTGCCCGAGTTGTCCATGTCGATAAAACCGAAGGATATGTTGAAGCCGAAGGCGTCTTTCACGACCTCGAAACCAACTCAGCGTCGACGGCCCGCGTTCGGCGGCGGATAACCGACAAGGGCGGACGCGTGTTCAAGGACGACATGATCATCGTCACCGGCAACGCTGCATGCTCTATCGCCATGCGCAATGCGATCCTTGCCGGTGTTCCGAAGCCGCTCTGGCGCAAAGCCTACGACATGGTGCAGGCGACGATTACCGGCGATATCACCACGCTGTCAGAGAACCGTGAAAAGGCATTCAAGGCCCTCGCCGCCTTCGGTGTGAAGCCGGACCAGGTTTTCACTTCGCTTGGCATTCAAGGTGAGGAAGATATCACAGTCGATCACATCGCCACCCTGCGCGGCATGTATTCGGCGTTGAAGAATGGTGAAGCAACCGTTGAAGAAATGTTCGTCGGCACGGTGAAAGCCGTTTCTGATCATCAGCAGATTGCCGATCCTCTCTCTGACGAACCGGCCATCAAACACCGCGTCGAAGATGCTGAAAAAGCATCCAACGAAGTTGCGAAACAAATCAATGAACAAGATACGCCTGCCGAAGTCGCCTCCAGCGGCAGCGTAGAGGGTGGAGAGCGTTCGGTCCTTAGCGGCTCCACCCTCATCAATTCCGATGATAAAACGGCACCGGTTGATGACCAGCCGGAACAAACCGAACCAACGTCGGCCGCGGTCGAACTCACCGTCGCAGAACGTGAAGGCCTGAAGGAATACATCAACCAGTGCCGGAACAGTGTCGGCCCAGATCCTTCCGTCATCGTATCGGTCGCCAAGGGCTATGCGGACATGTTCACGTCTGACCTGGCTAAAGCCAAGGCCAGAACCATCACCGAACGGTTTATCGCTGTCTGCAAGGAGGAAGAAACCGGCATCAGAGCCGTTCAGTATTCCTGCTCCATCATTGGCGTCGAGCCGGCGGAACTGGACGAGGTGGCGTGATGGCTAGGCGAGAGTTCACCAAGGAAATCAAGCGCGCCGCTCTGCGCCGGTCGCTCGGCAAGTGTGAGGCCATCGGAGAAATGTACGGCTTCAAACCGGGCCAGCGTTGCAATGCGTCTCTGTCTGTTGGCGTCCAGTACGATCACATCATTGCCGACAGTATCGGCGGTGAACCGACATTGGATAACTGCGCTGCCGTTTGCGTGTCCTGTCACGGATACAAAACCCGCACGGTTGATACGCCGAGAGCAGCTAAAACCAAGCGGATGAGCGATAAGGCCAAGGGTATCGTTCGCCCGAAAGGCACGATCAAGGGCCAAGGCTTCGCCAAGTCCGAGAAGTCGCCGCGTATCGATAAATCCGCCCTTCCCACATTGCCACGGCCCCGACTGATGCAGGCGGGAACTGCGAGGAACCAGCCATGACCACCCTACCAGAAGAAGCCGTGAAGGCGGCAGCACAGTGCTACTTGGACCGGACTGTCAGCATTAATGAAACGGCGTCAAGCCTAGCCCATGCGATGCTCACCGCCGCTATCCCCTTCCTCCCCGTGCAAGGGGCTGTGAAGCGTCCTGTGAAGGCTTTGCCTAGCCAAGACGAGCTGCGCACATTGCTGCGGTATGAGCCGGAGACGGGCAAATTATTCTGGCGCGAGCGTCAAGCCCATCAAATGAAGGGCATAGACCCGACAAGACGGGAGTGGGCCGCACGGCAATTTAACAGCCGTTACGCTGGTAAAGAGGCATTTACGTCATCGGATAAACTTGGTTACCGGCATGGGAAAATCAATTGGCTAAATTATCAGGCGCATCGTGTCATCTGGAAGCTTGTCCATGGTGAAGACCCGCAGGTCATAGATCACATAAATCGCGATCCATCTGACAACCGCATTGTTAATCTACGCAACTGCACCATTGCAGAAAACAGCCGTAATTACTCCAAGCCGAACAAAGCCTCTGGTTATCGCGGTGTGTGTTGGGTGAAGCGCGATAGGGCGTGGGCTGCTCGCATTTCCAATGGGCGCGGCGGGAAAGTAAGCCTTGGAAATTTTAAGAATGAAGTGGACGCGGCGCGGGCTTATGACGCCGCTGCAAGGTCGCTTCATGGCGAGTTTGCCACTCTCAACTTCCCGGACGAGGTGCAGATATGATCACTGTCAAAAATCTGGAGTGGCGCAAGGGGCGCGCGGAAACGCCATTTGGCCCGTATCATGTGATTGAGGAGACCAACGACGACGAGCCGTTTTGGTTTGTAATGTTTAACGGCAAGGCCGCCGCTAGGTGTGGAACGCATGATGACGAGGAATCAGCAATATTCGCAGCCCAAGCCGATTATTCCGCTCGCATCCTCTCCGCGCTTGAGCCATCCGCAGCGCGTGAGCTGGCGTTGGAACGCATATCGAAGATTTTACGTGGCGATGTGGAAACAGACACCATTGTGACCGCGGTGAACAGGTTAAATGCGGCAATAGATATCGCACTCCGCGCTCTATCATCCCCGGACCATGCCGACGCCGGTAAGGTCGAGGGGGATGGGCGAGCTGATCTTGAACGTTTCTGGCGTCCGATTTCCGAGGCCGACAAGTCGATCACATTCGAGCACACTTTCGACCTTGGCGACGGCGAGAAAATGACTATCCGCAACTCGGATCACTACTGGGTGCGGGACGCAGACGGTCGCGTTTACGAGGCAACATGGTCAGATCACAAGGCCGGATACTGGTGGGACTTGGAAGGCGAAAGCCCTGTCGATCCGGTCGAATATATGCCGCATCCGCTTTCTCTCCCCTCTGCACCAGCTTCGGAGGGCGCGGAATGAGCAAGCTGCGCGCACTTTCGCTGTTCGCCGGAATAGGCGGGTTTGATCTTGGCCTTGAAAGAACGGGCGGCTTTGAAATCGTTGGCCAGTGCGAGATTGAGCCGTTTCAACGCGCCGTGCTTCGCAAGCATTGGCCCGAAGTACAGCAGATCGAAGATATCCACGATATCGAGCGGTTTGACTGTGACGTGATTTGTGGCGGCTTCCCTTGCCAGCCGTTTAGCACAGCTTCACGCGGTCGCCGTGTTGCGGTCGATCTGTGGCCAGAAATGCGCCGGGTGATCGATGGTTCCGATCCTTCCTATGTCATCGCGGAGAATGTCAGTGAATATGCAATCAAAATTGCCGCAGATGACCTGCGGACACTCGGATACAACATCGCAATCAGAAATATATCGGCTCATGATTGCGGGGCACCGCATGGAAGAAGCCGTTGGTGGCTTGTTGCACACCCCCACGAGGAAGGCGAATTTCAACGCGCCCTCGATGCAGAAGTGGCCAAGCTGCCGGAACTATGTGCTGGCCTTTGGGACGCAAAAGCCTACGCCGGCGCAATTCGAGTTTCTAATGGGCTATCCCATCGGGTTCACAGAGTTGAAGCACTCGGAAACGCTGTCCTTCCCCAAATTCCACAAGTAATCGGGCTGGCCATTCTCACCACCCACCCATCAGGAGGCGACCGTCATGGCGAGTGAGTTGCCCAACGTAACAGCCGCTCTTGTTGCCCTTACCGAAGCTGGCATTCCGACAGACGTTCAGGAATTGCTTGTTCGTGGTGACGCATCACGAGGGATAGCACCCGGCGCGATAATCAAAGCGCTCAACACCCGCCCCACGCCTGCCGCTACAGATACTGGACTGGTGACGGTTGATGGCATCGTCATCAGCAAAAAGTTTTACGATCACCTTGTCGCGCTGAGCGGCTACTATATCGCCCGGCCCTCCACTCCCGACCATGAGTTCGTGAACGTCTGTAATGGCGACCTCCGTATGCTCAACGATTTTATGGACAAAATAGAGCATGTTGTCACTGTCACCCGCTCGCAGGCTGAGGAGCTATTGGCGGCGGAACGGGCGGAGCATGATAATACAATAGCCACACTTATGAACCTGATTACTGACAACGCGGCACTCATTCATGATCTAAACCGTATCAAAGATCATGAGACAGAACTAGTTAACGACAACGCGGCGAAGGATGCGGACATCGACCGAGTTCTTGCAGACAATCGCAAATGCCTTGTCAGGATCGCTGAACTCGACGCCAAGCTCGCGGCGGCTGAAAAGGCGCTGGAGTTCTATGCGAACCAAGAGAACTGGAAGAACGGACGCTTTGAACAGGTAGATGGTGGAACGGTTCTTCGCCATTACCCTGCATCCGCCCATAAAGATCGCGGTGCAACAGCCCGCGCCGTGCTGGGAGGGAAGCTGTCATGATCGAGGTAGCTTTAATTACAGTCTGGCTAATTGCTTACACGGCAATCGTTTTCGGCGGTCTTATCGGCCTTCTTATTTACGCAGTTGTCAGGAGGAAGCCATGACCGACCTCATTACCCGCCTCTCCAAGCTAGACGCGCCTGACAGGGAAGTGACGCAAGCCGAACGCGAGCAGTATCGCAAAGAGTATCGTGAAGCCGTCCGCAATTGCTGGAAAGATAATCCGCGCACCATGGACGAAATACTGGAACAGCAAGCCAAGGTGAACGTGCTGCGTCCGGGTCGCATCGCCCTCTTGCGCGCAAAGGAGGCCAGCAAGCTATGAGCAACATTCTTATCATCAGCCTTATCGGCTTGTTCACTAGCGGCGTGGCCGTCGGCCTGTCCTTGGCCGCTGTCATTTACCTGAGCCTAAACGCAAAAGAGGCCAACCATGCCGAGTAAGGAACAACCGAAAATCTACGTTGATATGGCCGGTTCCCTTCCCGATCAGATGGTAACGACACAGGAAGTGCCGACTGCGCTACTCCGCTGGAATGAAGGCGTATTGGAACAGCGTATCGAGTTGAAGGAATGGAATAACCGGGGCGACATGATCAATTGGACAACGTTCTGGCGTCCTGTGCCGACATTCGCCGCCAACGGAACAGGGGGCGAAAATGCCGAGTAAGGAACTTCTCAACGACATTGCAACGCTCCTGTCCGACGAGCTTCCAGAAGGCGCGCACGGCTTCGACTATGAAGATGTAGCCAAGAAGTTGTGTGCAGGCTTCCTCGCCGCTCTACAGGAGCCGAATCGTCCAATGTCTGAAATCGGACAGCCTTATGTGCGTGTCGGTTACGACGCGTGGGATGTTTGGCGCGCCATGCTCAACGCCAGCCCACTTGGGGAGCAAGGCGAATGAAGCTGACAGACGAAGATCGGAAGTTTCTCAGCGCTCTCAAGCCAGATGGGGAGCCTACATCATCTTGGCCTCTTCCGCTGGCAACACGCGCACAGGATCGTGCCCGTGCCCGCGCCAAGAAATTCGGATGGGCCGTTTTCGATCGAAAAGTTTGGGGATGGCGCTTGCTCGAAGCCGGTCGCCAAGCCCTGAAAGGCGGTTCCGAATGAGCGTTGTTATTTCCAACTTGACCAGCGGCCATCACGATAATCCGAACCGTTATGAGGTTTGCATCAACGATGATCGGATAGCTCTCTTCGATCACACGCCATCTGACGGGCTGGCTCAGTGTCTTCGCCAAGCTGCCGAAGCCGTCGAGCGCGCCGCACTGCGGGAAAGGGAGTGAGAATGTCAGCGGCCCGGATATTCGCCCTTTCCAGACATTCGGTACGTGCTGATGTGCGAGGAAAGAAGCTGAACCTTCTTCGCTCCACATTTCGAGCAACGCAGTTTATGCGCAAGGTCTCTGTACAGCGCGCCATGATCTGGTCCGAGCCTTTCAATCAAGACGTCAATATCAAGCTGCTTACTGTGGTGGCACCCGTTGCAGTACGCGGTAATCAAATATCCATACCGTTTGCAATCACCCAAGGTCGCGTTCGTGCTGAATATCCGCATAACAGCCTCCAAGGCTCGCTGTCTTATACCGTGAACAAAACGAATACAAATCACATTAGGAGGCGAAAGGAATGACCGCAAAAGCCTCAATCCGCCAATCCGATCTCGACAGAATGGCCGTGATCGCTACGAAACGCGGCGTACCTATTGAAATGAGAGATGAAAGAGGACGAATATTCCGTGTCTACCCGACTGTCGAAGATTTGAAACACGACACCGCGTTAGACCCGGAATTGGCCTATGGCGGCAACAGTTTGGAAGAATGGAGAAACCGCCGTGGAAGTAGACCTCGTAGGCGTGCATCGGGTGAATAAGAAGCTCGCGAGTGGCGATATTGCCACTTACTATTACGCTTGGCGCGGAGGCCCACGAATTCACGCCAAGCCCAACACCAAGGCATTCATTGCGGAATATTTCAAATTAACGCGGGATCGAGAAGATACGCCATATCAAGGTAAGCTCGCTGAAATCATCAAGGAATACGTGAATTCGCCCGCCTATCAGAATTTAAAACCGTCCACCAAAGAGGGTTACGATATCGCAATCAGGGCCATTGAGGCGGAATTTTTCGACATGCCATCCAGACGAATATCGGCTCATGGAACACGGTCGATCTTTTTGCAATGGCGAGACGAGATCGCAGCCACGCACCCGCGCAAAGCTGATCTGTTTATGAGCGTGCTCCAGCGCATATTAGCGTTCGCCTATGATCGGGAAATGATTTCCCGTCATCCGCTGGAGAAGGTTGAGAAGGTCAGTGACGGCACGCGGCGTGACCTTATTTGGACGGATGACGAAATAGCCGTCATGCGCTTTGGAAGGAAGGCAGATGGCGACAAGCCAGCAATCAAACCCGCGCCCGAGCCAATAGTTCGAGCTATGATGCTCGCTCTCTGGACCGGGCAACGACAGGGTGATTTGCTGAAAATCACATGGTCCGCGTATGACGGGGAGAGCCTTTCGCTCCGGCAGGGCAAGACAGGCGCGCACGTTCGCGTAAAAGTGTCCGAGGAATTGAAAGCAATTCTGGACCACGTGAAGCGCGGGAATGCCGTGACGATCCTTACCAATGCGCAGGGCAAGCCTTGGGCGACGGGGTTCAAATCTTCATGGAGAAAAGCTGTCGAAAAGGCTGGGATAAGGGGAAAGACGTTTCACGATCTGCGCGGAACGTTCGTGACGCTCGCCTACCGGAATGGAGCATCAATCAAGCAGATTGCAGAAGTTTCCGGGCATTCCGAAAAGGATGCGGAAGCGATCATCAGAAAACATTATCTTGTGTCAAGTGCTGCCGTTGACAGCATAGAAAAATCGCGCAATTCTGGTTTACAGGGTACTTGACATCGCATTGATTCATTTAGGACGATGAAAGCCGCCAAAGTAAACCGTTTCATTGCAAGGCGTTGAAACAGCTTATGTATTTGGTTTTACTACCCGACTGGGGGTCAAGGGGTCGTGGGTTCGAATCCCGCCGCTCCGACCATTAAATCAATAGGTTAGCTACCACCTATTGAATTTCAGTTTACAGATTTAACGGCGGTTTACAGATGCCGTTCTCGGTTGGTTTCTTTCCACTGCAGAATCATTCTCTATATTTTGTGTCAATAGCCGCAAAGGCGCCCCCAACCACTTCCACCCACGCCCTCATGATAAGCTGCGCTTGCATCGGTGAGAGCTTCACTTCCTCGCCGTTGAGCGTGATGAATATCTCATCCCCTCGCCTGGTCGGCTGGAGGTCGCGGATTGCGGCTATTTGTGAAACCATGACCACATTTTCACTACGTTCTCGTACAGTGAGACTATCCCGATCACGATTGCCAGAATGCCAAGAATGAGCCAGCGCATGAAGCGGCCAATCGTCCGAAGTGACCGGATCAAATCGAGGCCGTCTTTCAAGAGGTCGATATCTTCCTCGCGAAGCTGAGAAAGAAACTCCCTCGTTTCTTCTGGCAACTCCACAAGGCGGTGTGCTGTAGCAGCGTCTTTATCCATTGGTGTCATCACCAGCAGCCCCGCCGTTTTCCATTTTCGTCGTTACCCTCGACACGTTCCGCCCCTGCCCTGTCCGCCTTCGTCAAGGCAACCAGTCCGGCAGGCGTGAGGCTATTGGCCCGGAAGCCCGCGCAACTCGTCGCACTGGTCGACTGGCAAGCCGCGACGGCGAAGGGCAAGAGTGCAAAAATCATAGTCCGATAGGTCACGTAGCTTCGCATCGTCCTTCGCCCTTTCGCGTTCCGCCTTGATGCTTTCCTGCAATTGATCAGAAACGGCCTGCTGACGGCCATCACGCTTTCCGATGAGATATCCACCCGCCAGAAGCAAAAACGCCGCCAAAACGGCAGCGAGCGAATATTTCAGCCATGAGGGGATGAGTGCCCAGATCATGACGCTTCCAGTTCAGCTTTGATGTCTTTGATCGCCTTCACGATCCAGCCACGAAGCGCCAGACCGCCGAGCAATACGACAATCGCGAGACCGCCCATAACGAGCAGTTCACGCCAGCCGAAGCCAGCAAGGCCGAGTGCGCCGATACCGCCCCCAGAGAGGATTGAACCGATCCATCCAGCCAGGCTGAACTTCTTCTTCACCTCCTTTTCGACGGTAGGCGGGACAACCGGCTTATCCACTTCAACCGAAACAATCTCTTTCGGCTGGGCCTGATCGTGACGCTTGCGGACTTCTGCCAACACCTCGCGGACACGTGCCGATTTAACCGCTGCCCGCTGGCCGCCGTAATACCCGACATCCTTTGTGGTCGGCAGGCTTGCCCATTCCTGAGCCAGATTGTTGATGAGCGTGTCTTCCTTCAGACGGCCAGACAGATACTTGTCGATCCCGCGAACGCCGAGAAGGTAACAGGCGCATCGGTCCTGCAACGCCTCATTGAACAGGAGATTGTTCGACAGTTGCAGGGTACGCTTTATCGTCCGAAGCGTGGTGCGAACGATCTGATACCGACCAAGAGCAGAGCTATTCAGCTTGTTCTTCGGGTGCGCCAGCATCTTGCCTTGCAGATCGTCAATCTCTTTCAGGCTCATTTTCACCAGATCGACATCGCCACCGGTATATGCGCCGTAGCCGAGGGTTTCGTTGTACCCGTCGCCCTTGTCCGTCCCTTCGGTGAACCCGATCAGATCGAGCAGCGGGCGATACACGTAGTACAGGTCTGGCGTTGAGACATGCGGCACCGCTTTGGCAAAGGTTCCCTTGGCCATTGTGTTTTCCTTACTTTGTGAGATGATCGATTAGCGCTGCTGAAGTTACCCTCCCTTACAGCGCGACCTCGGTAGCGACCTTCCCAGCACCGAGGTTTTTTTTGGGGGCACGAATTAAAATGTTAACAATCGCGCCTTTAATGTGAGACCGGGCGCTTATCATTGCTTTCAGCTTGGTTTCCCAAGGCGCCTGCCCCGGTTAACGAAACCTTGCCGGGGCTTTCCAAATTTGAATGAACATTCTCGCTCCTCTTGGGTTAGCCCTTAAGGAGGTACCAATGGGCTCATTCATTTACGATCACATCGAATGGATATTGTGGGCGTTAATGGCGCTAGCTGCTGCCGTCGTTATAACAGTTTTCTTCTATTATGACGGGAACGGAAACCGGCGTTGAAAAACCGCCCTGAAGGCGGTGCGGATCGTCAAGTTTTCGGTATCGGTTATTCCGGCCATTCAAAGGCGGGCAATTCGGCGAGGAAGTCTCCCGAACTTGGCTGCTCGCGCTGGCCGGTCTTCACCTTTTCGAGTTCAGCAAGCGAGTAGGTCCATACCTGATCACGCCAAATGACGAAGGCCTGTGCCTCGGCTGCCCATTCCGGTACCGTCGAGTTTACATAGCTGGCGAGTGAGTTGCCATCGTCATACTGCCGCTCATTGGCTGTCCGGTCGATCATGGATTGGATCGCGGCGCGGTACTGAGCCAAGATTGCGTCAATCTGTTCCTGTTGCTTCTGTTCGGCTGTGACCATCTTGGAGAGATCAATCGGCATTGGCTTCATCCTCCTGATCGGACTTCGGTTCCACGGGCAGCGAGATATCGCCGTCTTGTGTGACAGTCAGTTCGAAAGGCAGTCGCATCTTTCCCGCTTCGTCAAAAACACCGAACGGTGTGGAACGAGGTAGCAGCAGACTGACGCGCAAGTCGCCGTCAATGCGCTCGATAGGACCAGCGATAAACGGATTGTCGATTGCTTCCATCGGCACTGTTGCACCGTCTGGAATGGTCGAAAGGTCCAGAACGTCGCCCGATACGGTTAGGCGTTCGCCATGCAGCGAGAGCGTAAGCTCATCGTCACGGCGCTGCGGATATAGAGTTATTTTCATCAGTACCACCTGCCAATTGCTACAAGGAAATAGCGAGCCGTGGTTCCAACGCTGGATGCGCTGCGAACCGAGAACGATCCCCAGTTGTTCGAAGTTTGGTAGACTTCCTGCGCAGTCCAGCCGCCGCCTGCCGATCCGGTACCGCCTACCAGAACCATCGGCACGGCAGCAAAGGCAGCAGGAGTAGCGCCCATTGCGGTCGTATCGCCCCGGAAGATATTTCCAACTGCTGCATTGGTGACTGGGATATTGCTGGTATCGGCCCAACAGATTTGAAGTCCACCAGCAAAGCGTACATATCCCTGAACAGCGGTTCCGCCATATTCCACAATCGCGCCGGTCGGGACGCCGCCAGATTGCGAGACCGTGCCGACAATTGGGCGACTGGCGACAGTTCCTGCGCCGGTCATCACCGGGATATTGCCGTTGGTGCCGTTCAGCGCAAGCAACGCCCGGCCCAGCGCGGTGATGTCGGCAAGCGCCGCTGTATTCACATCATTCAAGTACGGGAACTTGTTTGCGGCCCCGGCGAGGCCGAGCATCGAGATTGCCCATGCAGCGATGTCTGACTGTGCAATATCGCCGTTGGCGTCGGTTCGCAGGAACTTGTTCGCCGCAAGAGATATCGCTTTAAGAGCACCGTTTTCATCGGTTTGAAGTATCTGACGTTCGGCCAACGTAATGGCTGTCAACGCCCCAGCACCATCCGTCTGCAAAATCTGCCGAGCAGCCAACGTCAGCGCCGCAAGCTTGCCAAGGCTGCCGTTTGGGTCTTGGATACCCAATTCATCTTTGCTGATCGGCTCGTACTGCCCCGAAGCATTGCCGACGAGCAGCTTGCCGTCCTCGACTGGCACGCTGGCAATATTCGACAAGACGCCATTGCCAAGTAGTTCAATGAGCGTCGTCGTCTGGGCGGTAACACGTGCGCCATCCGGCAGATAGCGTGCACGATATGGCGCATCAGTCAGGCTCGTTCCAGTCCACGGCTCAGTCAGGGTCAGCGAGGTGTTGCTATCGACGCTGGCGATGATTGCCGTCAGGTTCTGGATTTGCAGCGTATCGCCGGGACGGAAAGCCGCTGTCGCGAACATGGTTCCGGTGCCGGTAACGGTCGTTGAACCATTGGCGAGCGTTATCGTCCCGGTCACATAGTCGGGCAAAACAGCCATGAGTTTACCTCCCCGCGCTGTCAACGCGGTTTCTTTCGGTTAGATTTTGATGAGGGTCAGCGCTTCCAGACGAGCGACTTCAGATAGGACGTGTTGTAGATTTCCACATTTCCCGACGCGACATTATCGGCATAACCCTTGCGGACAATGTAGGTGTTGTTTCCGGGGATAGCGGATGCATCAATTGCCATCGTAGAAAGCGTGAAGTTCTGGCTATCCGTTCCAGCCGGTTTGGTGACGATAAACGACTTCAGTTCCACACCGGTTGTGCTGTTGATTAGCCTGACCGTAGTGGTCGCCTCTAAACTGGTTTGCCCATAAAGCCTTCCGTTGCACGACCAGTCCAACAGGCCCGTGTTACCCTGTGGTGAATTGACGACCAAGGTTCCCATTATGTGGACGTTGGATACATAGGTACCGGGATATGTCATCTGACTGCTGGCTGTGACAGCATTGAAATCAAGGTTGCTCGTCCCAACGATCAGGTTGTTGACCACGGCATTCTGTATTTGCGCCCACTGGATTTGTACATTGACGATCTTCGCCCAATCCATCACGAAGCCTTCGCCGTACATCACATTGTTTTGGATGACGAATGGCTTGAAGAACTCGGTGCCATTCGAGAACACGATCTGTTCGGCTATCAGGGCAATACGCGCCTGGGTGCTGGTCACATCAAGGAAGAGGCCGGCGCTCTTGTAGCTATCGGTTGTTCCACCGCGCACTTCCATGCCAATGCGGGAGTTCCAGCCGCTCGGTGCCGCATAAGTCCCCATACGGAAAGTCGCGTTCGCAGACACTTCACCGATATTGGACGATAGCTGGGTGATGAGGTTGGCTTGCGCCGCAACATCATCCTCGACGCCATCGACACGGACTTGCATCAATTGAATAATGCTCGCGCCGTTATCGTCCCAGAGTTGGGCGTTGATCCGCGTCAGTTGCTGGCCGATGGCACTATTCGGACCCGTTGCAACGATGATATCCTCCTGCCACATCGCTTGGGCATTGCCAAACGTGCTGGATAGCTGGCGTGTCAGACGCTGAATGTCGGAATAGTTGCTGTTGTGATTGTCTGCTGTCAGGGTAGCAAGTTCTTCCGCCTGCCGGATCAATTCGCGAACCTGCGGCCCGATCCATCCAAGATAGCCCTTCAGATCATCGGCCAGTCCTTCATAATCGATAGGGTTCTGATCGCCGCGAGCATCAAGGGTGCGGAACGGAACGGGAGCCGCCCACGCGACCGGACGCGTGCCAGAAGCCACACGAAGGCGTGTGCGGACCCACCAGTCAGTCAGGCTTGTCAGGCCGTTCACGATCTGAACGACGGTCACGTCCTTGGTCACATAGTCATTGAAGACCTGTGTCGGATCGTTATCCGGCCAGTATTGGATTTCGACACCTGCGACCGTTATGTCTTCGATTTGATCCCACAGCAGGCGAACGCCAGGATGTTCGTCGCCGTCGTCACCCTGAACGATGTTCGGGAAAACTGCGAAGTTTTCGACTTCTCCCAAATAATCAGGGTTTCCCACCGGGATCGGCACAGGCGGGTTGGTTTCATATGCCGTCGGATCAAAGATGCCGTTGCCCACTTCCTGAAGGGTGACAGCTACGTCGCGTGTTCCATCCTCGCCCAGAGCGCCGAGGCCCTTGGATAGTATCTGGAATGTCTTCGTGAAATTGTAGCGGTCAGACTGATAATTGACCCATGAACCGACCTTCAGTTCCAGAAACTTCGGGCGAATGGTGAACTGTCCGTTCGCCTGATAACGAGACGCCCGGATCGCGATATCGGCCAGCCGATCACCAACGCGATGATCCGTGATAGCCGTATAGTCCACCTTGGATGCAAGGCGTTCCCGGTCGAGCGCGAGAGCGCCTTCATCGATACGCGTCGCCAGCGGAACGGTTTCATAGAATGCATCCGGGCTGATATAGTTGCCCGCAACCGTGTTCACGAGTTCAGCGCGTGGACGTGTCAGCGACAGGGTGAACGGCTTTTCCCAATTGATATCGTCATCGGTGATCGTCGCGACCACGGCCTGATTTGCCCCCACGATGGGATATTCACCGGAAACGCTTTCCACCCATGAGCCGGCACACGCTTCGCGCAGCGGCGTCATGTTGCTATCGTGCGTGACGCCATCACCGGACGATGCGATCAATGCAGCGGTATAGCGCTTGCTGCCGTCCGGCATGATTTCATCGCAGATGTTCATCGCGGTGAACCACTCGGACAAAGGCAACCGGCTCATAGCCGTGCCGCGACCGACGATCTTTTCCGTGCCGTTGTAGATGCCACGCTCTAGATTGAACATCATGACAGCGGGATTGTCGGAATAAGCCCAGGTGTTCTGGTCATTCTGCCGCTGGGGGCCGGAACCGCCAACAGTCGTATCAAAGCGGGGATCGTAAAGCGGAGCGCCACGAACTTCGAACATCAGGCTTGCCGGTGACGTGAGGTTATCTGCCTCCATGCGGGAAGTGACGACAACATAGCAACAGCCAGCACCACGATGCGCAGGCGTCCAGCGCCCAGCCGGATTTGCATGAGCGATCAGTTGAGGGTCTGCCGCCTGATCCATCGTGCCAGCATGAAAACGAACCCAGACTTCGCCGCCTTCGTGCACGTCGAGAACCTTGCGGCCCCACGTGTCGCCGTACTTGGTTTCCTCGTTCGGTGAGAGGTTCTTCCATTCGCCGTCCATCGACACGCGGAGCAATTCGAGGCAGCGGAAATCCGACAGCTTATAAACGTCCTGCACCATCCGGTTGCCCTTGCCGAAAGCATTCCGGTAGACGTGATGCCCCATGGTGCCGAACGTTCCCATACCAACTTCGCGGACAAGGTTTTCGCCATACTGGGTTTCGGTCTTGGATGCCTCGGATTTCGGCTTAGGACGCATTGCGCCCAAGGCATATTTCGCAGCAGCTGCAAGCCCGCCAAGTACCAGATTGGCAAGCAGAGAACCGCCGAACAGCCACGATCCAGCAGAACCGATAGCGCCAACGATCAGCGTAACAGGGTCTGCCGCCGCAGGCGATGCCAGCAGCGCGAATAGGATAACCAGCAAATATTTCATCAGGAAACCTTGAAAGCCTTCTCGGCCATGGTTCTCGGCAGGAAGCGCAAGCCGTCCTCGCCCTTCACGGCAAACCCGTATTCGCAAAAATAACCGGCAGTGTTTTCGTAGACGCCCAAATCGCCGCGCTGAGCCAAAGCGACGGGGATTTCTTCGAACTGGCTGGCAAGAACGTCGGCCACCGATTTGAAACCGCGCTGCCGGATAAGGCGATAGGCCCCGGCCTTGCTCTTGTACTTGCCCCGGATATCCTTGGCCGGATCATTGCCCAGAACAGCATCCACCGCATCCGCAGCGGTCAGAATGCAATCGGACTGCCCCCAGACCAGAGGCGTGTTCAGATGCGCCTCTGTGGTGGCCACGAGGCGTTTTTCCCAGTCGTGATGTCGCATGGTTTACGGTGCCGTGATGTGGAAGTTTTCGCGTCGGACTGTCGAGGCGTATTCGAAGAACCTATCGCCGGGAGAAATCAGTTGCTGATCCTCATGCGAGGCGGTGCGATAACCATCCCGGTGATTTTCGAGCGCGGTAGTCTCAATATTGGCCTTCAGCATGAACTCGCCATTGTCGAAGGCGTGATCAATCGTGTCGATATAGCCCCGGTACATCGGTTCAACGTGCAGCAGTTCCCGCGTATCAGGATCGAAATAGGCGTCATACAGGATGACAGTTCTACCCTTATAGTCGACACTTTCAATCTGGGCGAGCTTGTCAGGCGTGATCCCGAAGTCCGTGGCCGCTGGCATTGTGATGGTGATCGGAAGCGCCTCGGAACCCATCTGATAAGGCGGTTCTTCAATGGCAATAAGCTGGTTCGGGATATAGGTGTTTCCGTTCCAAACCAGTTCCGACATGCCGTTCCACATGTACCAGGCACCCGTCCCAAACATGAAATCGCCCATCGACCGGATGACGATCCGGCCTTCTTCCAGAAGCTGTTGAAGTCGTGTTGGGAAAGCCATCAGCGCGGCACCTCCATCAATTGGAAAGAAGCCGTTGGACGCGGCCCACGGCTCATCTGAAACGATCCCGGCACGAGGCGGGTATTCAGTTCAGGCTTTTTGAACCTGACGACGGCACCCGCCGCGATATAGGAGGCAATCGGCTGATCGACCGTGACCGTCATCTGAGTGCTTGCCGCCGTTGCGCCAACTGTAACCTGCGCCATCTGGCGGTAAGTGCCGCTCGTGAATGAAATCAGATCACCTGCCATCAGGATGAGGCCCGGAACGACGTTTGTTAGCTGCACTTGCCTGCCGTTCGTCACCGTGCCGAGTGATGCGGTGTCGGTGATATGCGGATCGTCTGGGTTGCCCCAGTAAGCCTGAGGAATGCAGATGTGCGTCGGTCGATAGACAATCGTTTCCATCCCGCCGCGAGCCGCTGCGATGAAAGCCTGAAGCGCAACAGCCTCGCTCGCCTTCATCGGTACAGTTTCCATATCGATAGTCCGATACGGGTCCGCATATTCGACAAAGGAAATTGCCCGGTTGCCGTACTTCGACATGCTGACCGGGCTGTGCAATTGCGGATAGGACGGCAGGAAACGAACCGTCGAAACAAGATCGATCATGTGCTAACTCTCATTCGACAGCTAATTCCGATGAAGGAAGGACACAAATGACGCAGCCTGTGCATATCAATTTGGACCTTAGCGAAATCAAAGCGATGTTTGATTTCTACCAGTCTGCGTTGACCATAACGGCAAAGAAGCTGGTCGATGCTTCCCCAGACATGGCAAATGATGCCGCTGACGAAATATCGTCAATGCGAAGCTCAATTGCTCATGCTGGAGGTACACAGATCGACCAGATCATAACGACACTCAAAGGCGGATCAGGCGAAGCCTAGATATCAATCCCGCGCATTCTGGCTTGCCTGCTATCTCGCTTCAGTCTTACGGCGCTGCTCTTGTCGTAAGACTTCACCGCTACCTGAGCACGTTTATTGGCAACATTCTCAAGATAGGTGTGGAACGTTCCGTCCTCTTCGAAGCGCGTAACAACCTCAAAACGGGTGGCCCCAGATGATGCCGACTGGCGCGCACCCTGCAAGTTCGGAATGGTGGGCGCTCGCATGACTGGCCCGCCGCCTGCCAGAGCGAGGCCATTCCCGCTATTGATTGCATCAAGAAGCGGCCCAAACTTCTTCGTTGCCGCTGCATTGATGACGTACTCGCCATTGGACAACATCGCCGGAATGCTGTCGCTGCGAGGTCCGCCGGGGCCGCTGATGTAGCCGCCAGTCGCGGCCTTGACGACGCCGCCAGAAGCGAACGGGAAAATCCCACCCTTGAAGATCCCCGTAAACAGGTCATCGAAGGCCATATCGAGCAGCTTGTTGGCAATCTTCTGGAGCGCACCGGCAAAGGCTTCTGCGGCTGACTTCCCTTGAATGAGATCGTCAACGATCCCGCGAAGGGCATCCTTCTGCGCGTCTTGCCATTCTTCCGAACGCTGCCTGATCTTGTCCTGCGCCTCAGCAAGCTGATTAGCTTCCGCTGTTGCGCGGGCATATTCATCCGCAATCTGGCCGATGTTCTCGCGCATTTCCGGCGTGATCGCCTTGCCGTCCTTCTGGGCGGCATTCATCAGGGCCTGTTCGGCACGAGCCTTAGCCAGCGTGTAACCGTAGTCCTCGACCGTGGCATCGAGCTTCCGCAGAGCTTCGGTCTCGGCGACAGTAGTTGCGGTTCGATCGCTAAAGCTGCGCGATGTCCGCTCAAGATCGCTTTCACGTGGCTTCCGCGGTTTACGGTTAGCTTCACGTTCCGCTTTACGCCTAGCCGATTCCTCCGCTGATCTGCGCTTGTCAGCCTCGACATTCTGTTGGGCCAGATCACGAAGCTGTTTCTCGGTGAGTACAGCGCCAGCCTTGTCCGCTTCCGACCGAACACGAGCGATTTCGTTCTCGACATCGAGCTGATCCTTCGACATCGCGTTGCGCTTTGCAGCGTTGGCGGTGAATTTCTCGTTGGTCTTTTGAAGCTCGGCGTACTTCTCCATCGACTCCTTTTCGTATTGTGCAAAGGAGTTTTGTCCGGTCAGTCTGTCGCTCTCGGCGTTAAACCGCGCTGTGGCGTCCGCAGCAGCATTGATGGGACCCAACAATGCAGAGAAAGCACTCGCGAAACTATCAATTGCTGGAATTCCTGTGGAATTCAGTAGGCTCGATAGTGCGTCGGTGACGGCTTTGTAATCGCGCTGTGTAGCCGTTCCGTCTTCGACATTGCTCTTCAGATTGAAGAATGTTTCACGGAATCGCTCTAGCTCCTCTACGGGGGCTCCTGCGCCCTGTAGCTGAGCCATAAGATCGGCATACTCGACCGTGAAGCCGCCAACCTGTTCACGCAATTTTGCCCACTGATCGGCAACAGCTACAGCCGTGGCGTCTTCGACCTTCTTGTTTTCCTCGACCTTCCGGCGCTCATCATTGTATGCCTTCAGGGCAGGCAGAGCCTCGCCCCACTTGTCAACGACGTCCTGAATTAACTGAGCTTCCTTCTTGAGCTGTTCCTCGGACTTCGTTCCGCTCGTGAAAACCTCATCGAAATACGAAATCGCAGCACTGCCCAGCAGAACGAACGCTGTCGTCGCCAAACCGAGTGGGCTGATAAGTCCGGCGACCGTCGACTTCAACGCGCCCATGACACCATTCAGCGAACCACCGTACATGGTGATCTGAGGCAACTGCTGGGCAAGAAGCGTGAACGGTGACTGACCGGACGCCATCATCGTTCCAATGTCCTGAAACTGGAACGCGAGGTTGCGTACCTGCTGCTGGGCCATGCCGGCGCTAACGCCAGCCTTCTTTAAGGACGCTGATGAAGCTTCTGCAGCGCTTGCTGCCTTGTTGAATCCAGCCGTCGACGCATTTCCCATGGCGGTAGCGCTGTCGCCGATTGCCTGCATGCGGGCGACGCCCTGCTGCTGTGCCTGCGCGGTCTTTGTCAGATAGGCGTTGACATCTGCTTCCAGCTCAACGACTACCTTATCAGCGGTTACAGCCATAAGGAGGGGCCTCACTTGGACAGTTGGTTAAAAGGTTTGATTGCTGCGGCCTGTGTAGTTGTTATCGCAGGCGGCGGGTATTACGCATGGGGCGAATATCAAATCAGGAGTGCGCAAGCGGAGAGATCGGCAGGAATTGAGCGCGCCAGAGCAGAAATTTTCAAATTCGCTGATGCGAAGCCCCATGAGATTGATAAGGCTCGCGATTACTGTCGCGTTCTTAATCAGGTTAACACAAACAACCCCGAAAAATCGGATGTCAGAGAGACTATCCTGAGAAACTGCCGATATTTCGGTTACCTTTGACAGATCAGTGTAGCCGAACAGACGGATCATTGAGTGTCGCTGCGGCCAGAAGCTGTTCAGCCTGAGCCCAATCAGAATCTGACACGCTCGGCATCTGCTTCTTGTCCATCTGTTTGATGGCAGCGTTCATACTGGCGATCTCGTACATGCTCATCGTGTCGATCGCTCTCGGGTCGACACCAGCATGCAGGAGAACCGCCCGATACTTGCCGAACTCTATTCGGTCGCCGGGTTCTCCCCGGCCTTCGGCTCCCCCGTATCGATATCTCCGACACCGTGGAATGCAGCGTTCAGAATGGCTTTTGCGACAGTCTCCGGATTGTTTGGCCCGGTAACCAGAACAGCGGGCTTCTCACGACCGATATACATGTCAGTCAGGCGCTTAGCCTCTACCGCACCCATACCGCCGCCGATCAAGCCTAGGCGAACCGTGTGATACAGGTCGTTGAAGAACCACACCCCGAGCATGACACGCTGATAGATAGCGCCGATACCGACCTTGCCGCAGATGTGCTCCAGCTCTTCGATTTCCTTGCCCCGAAGGGCGAAGGCATATTCGCCGTCGCCCCATTCGAGAACAATCTCAGCTCTCAGACTTGCTGACATGTGTCACCTTATGCCGTCACGACAGGAAGTGACGACGCTGACTGGCTGTTGATCGAGCCGGAAACATTGGTCGCCGTCTCAACCACATGCAATACCTTGCCCACATCACCGGCAACCGGTGTATAGCTCGCCGTCGTAGCTGCCGAGATGGCGATACCGTTTGCGAACCATTGATATGCAAGTGCAGGCGTTCCGGTGTATGTGCCAGGTGTGGCAACAAATGCCGTACCGACTTCAGGTGCCGTGGTCGGGATGGATACCGCCGTGGTGATGCTCGGTGCAGGCGGAATCGCATGCCATTCAGGCTGACCATCCCAGATGATCGTACCAGAGTTGGTGTAGCGACCGCGATCGGTGCTTTCTTCCTGATACTCAGTCAGGGCTGCAGGGCCTTCCCAGTAACCAGCATTCGGAGCGCCGAGATTGCGATACCAACGGCACCAATAGAGATCGGAACCCTGCGACCACGCATCCCAAAGCGGAAGCGCTTCGTCGGCGAGAGTACCGGTGAACGTCGACTGCATGCGCTTCGACACAATGTCGATACCAAGCCAGATCGGATCATCAGGCGCGTTGCAGGGGGGCAGAGCAACGTCATTCGTATTCGTGGTGATCTGTCGCGTCAGCCCGGTGATGCCGCACGGAGCCGAGAATATCGCACCTGCCGGCGGCGTGGTCTCGCCGGGAGTGTACTTTGGCCCAATCAGGATCTGCTGGGCGCCAAAGCGAACGCTGTAATCGCGCTGTGCCATGTGACTTGTTCCTTTCCATGTCAAAACGCGCCGTCACCTCGTCGGCGCGGCGTCATGGCTTATTGAAGGTGTGTGATTGGTCAGACGGTCTTGATAACCGTAACGTCAAACTCTGTGATGGAATGCCATCGATCGGCCTCGCCATCTTCTTGTATGCATCTGGTCTGTAGCCATTCGCATTCGATGACACCAAGACCGTCTGGCGCGAAAGAGCCCATGGCGTTGACGATAGCCGCCGCTATATCAAGCGCCCTGTCTTCGCCCGCATAGGTCGTTTTCGTCTCGGCAAAGGCATGAATGGTCACTCGCGTGGTGCTGCCGTTCCAGCATGTAGCCTCGAAACCACCGGTTATCGGGCTGCCGTATCGAATGAACGGCCAGACAGGGTTCGCAGGCGGTGACATCGCATAGATGCGATCGAGCGGGACAAACGCCAGAACTCCTGGATCAGCCGCGATATGGTCGACAATGGCCGCTTTCAATGGGCGAGATAGATCAACTGCCAAGGACGACACTCCCGTCCTTACCGACCTTCGCGCCTGCGGGACGCTCAATCACTTCGATCAATCCACCGGACAAGCCCGCGTCGATACAAGCCTGTGGCTCATAAGCAACCTGACCTCGCTGAAATGACTTCATCAGACCGGGCTTTATGATCCAGTCAAAACGCTCACCGATGACGCGGAACCACCTTGAAGACGGTTGCGCCGGGGTTGATTGTTTAGCTTTTGCCATATCCGTTACTCCGAAGCCTGTCTTATGCCGCGCATGATCCAAGCTGCCCGAGCCGGGTCTGATCGGACACCTGACACTTTCCAACGCCTGCCCTGCGCGACCACAATGCTGTTACCGTCAGGCTCTTTGTCTGAAAGACCAGACTGCAGGATGATCAGTTTTACATCTGTGTCGGTATATCCGGCAGACTGTCGCATGGCTTCATCGGCTCGGTCGACCTGTACCTTGCATGGCACTGAGGATTCCTGCGGTATCTGAACGCCACCGGGACCACGTACCATCGTGACCGTGATCAACTGGCCGTCACCGTAGATGTCAGAAAAGATATCGCCGAACAGCTGCTGGATATCGACTGTATCGAGAAGACCGGCCATCACAAACCTCCGAAGACACTGGGCCAGCCATAAGCCGGCCCCGGCCAATCTTTCGCATAGCCAGACAAGCAGCCTCCGACAGCACCAACGGCAACACGCGGGCCACCTTTGACCATTCGAAGAAGCTGGAAGAAATAGGCGCCACAGTTGGTCTGAGACAGCCAGTCACCATAGGACGTATCTCCTGCGGCTTTCTGGAACCGTGTGAGCGTCAATTCTCCTGATCGGATGGATTGATACTGAGAACGCCCGGAAGCCTGTGAGCGGCTCTCTGCGTCAGTTCCAAGCCCATCCAGGGTCATCAGATGACAAGTGTAGGCTACCCATCCCTGCTCATAGAGCTTTTCGGGCCATGACTGATCGACAAAGACCGAAGCCATATCGATGTAGCTCTGCACTACAGCATCATCCACCGAAGCGAATTGAGGCTTTAGCTCTTTGAACCTGGCCGGCGTGAGGTCTTCATAGGCCATGGTCAACCAGCCAGTTCAGCGTCAATCCGCTTCTGCAGTTCCGAGACATCCCACTTGTGATAGAATTTCTTGCCGGTCAGGTCGGCGTAATCCTTGCGCAGTTTCGCAAGTTCTGGGTCTACTTCCTTGGAAGCCTGCACCTTTTTCTCAGGCACTGGCTTGCCGTCAACCCAGTTGCCGACACGCTCGGCACTCGGAACAGTCGACCCCTCGGACAACTGGAAATAGCCAATCGTGCGATAAAGCGGCAAATGAAGCGGATCAACGTCAACCGTGATCTCACCGCGAGCCGGAAGGCGTTCAGTCTTGCCGCCTTTGACGCGAATGTCGTACGGCGAGTTGGTCAGGTTCTTGATACGATGCATTGGTCGCCTCGTTAAAGAGAAAGGCCCCGACGATTTGCCGGGGCCGTGAAGGATATTAGGCCGGAACCGGCGTGATCCCGTCGAGATATCGAACACCGTTGCTCTTGAAGATCTGCAACTGGCCGACGCGACCGATGCCCGGAACCGTGTACTGCAGCGGGCCATCCTGGTAGACGTTCAGGAAACCGTACGGCATCGGCATGGGCAGTTCGAGAACATCCTGCGCGTTGCGATAGCCGATTGCACGGCCACCACCTGCTACGCCGACAGTTGCCGCCGTCGAAAGAACGGGAAGTTCGCGGATGGTGATCGGGCGGCCAGTGCGGCGCGTGTATTCGTTGTTTGCAACGAAATACTGCAGGATGTTCATGTTCGGGCTGGTCACGCCGTAAGGGGTGTTGACCAGGTAGGTCAGTGCGAGCGGTGGCAGCAGGATAGTATCAGCCAAGAGCGACGTGAGGACGCCCGTGGTCGACGGCGGCCCCATTACCAGACTGTTCAGTTCAGCAACAATCTGTTCCGGAGTCTTGTTTCCGATACCAGAATTGAGAACCCAAGCAGTCTGTGGCGCTGCGGTACCCGTTGCTGGAGCGGCAGTTGGCGTAATGTACTGGTTATTGATGAAACCAGTCCAGCCAGGGTGGCCCGCACCAATAAGGGCAGTCTCCCAGACAAACACCTCCGCTGCGAAGCGGGCTGCGGTGGCCTTGCGGGCAGTCAGCGGATAGCTGGCGAAAGTGGCCTTGCCAAGCTCTTCGATATTCCAGCGATAGCCAACCGCGTACATTGCAAAGGTGCTCGACACCATCTGCAGGGTGACGTCAGCAAGCGGTACGTCCTTGGCATAGCCTGACTGCCACTTTGCCGCTCCGACCTTGTCACCGATATAGGTGTCAACGCCGGATGCCCACTCGGGATAGTTGGTGTTGACCGGAACCAGAGATGCATAATCCATCTCCGGATACTCGATCTCGAACGCACGGGAATTGAGCACGTGCGACTGGTTACGGACAAAGCCGATATCGACCCCGACCGCGTCGTTGAGATTACGCATTGTGTGATTGTCCTTCTATAGAAACAGATCAGGCAGCAGCCGTGACTGGATCATTGCCGGGAGTGATACGGAGGCGAACGGCGACAACTTCACCGGCAGCGGCGGCATTGTCGTCAAACTCGCAGTTTGGAAGCAGGATGCGACCAGCAGCAGATGCACCGTAATAGAGGCCACTTGCTGGAACCCAGTAGACCTTCTGGCCCTTGGTGATGGCAGCACCGGCAGTGACAAAAATCACGCCCATATCGGCTACGCCCAACATCTTGCCTTCGGCGTACTGGCCACCATCTGCGGTAGCGGTTGCGCCGGAATCGATGTTGGCACGGGTGATGCCGGCGAATACGCCACCTGCGGCGAGCTTCTTCACCTGGTCTGCGCCGGTGCCCTTCATAACGGGCTGGCCAAAGCCGATCGGATTGGCGGTGACATCTTCGGCGAACGCCGAGAACGCATTCCACTCTTCCATGTTGGCCATCATGCCCGGGAAACCCTTTGCAGGCTTCAGGGCAGTTGTCGTCTGAAACGGAGGCATGTGCGGTTCTCCTTATGCCTGCTTGCGGTTAAGACGGTCGAGGTACTTCTGGCGAGAGTCCTCGTACTGCGAAACCGCGTCGTTGGAATTGACGTTCTTGATGGTCGAGATCACACTGCGAAGCGTTTCTGTGCCGGCTGCATCCTCCGCGAGGATGTCGAAGCGGGCATCGATATACGCCTCGCCCTTGTCGCCCATCGCATCGCCCAGCTTGGCGACCACGACCGCCTTGCGGATAGCAGCGTCGGACAGACCATCCGTCTTGACTTCCGGTGCGATGGATTTGGCCTTGGCGATCAGGTCGCCGCGGGCCTGCACGGCAGCATCGAGCGCCGCACCGTCGAGAACCTTTGCTTTCAGGGCGTCGATTTCGGCATCCTTTTTGGCCAGTTCACCGTCCTTGGCCTTGATTGCGGTATCGTGATCAGAAACCAGCTTTGCCTGTGCCGCGTCGGCGTCAGCGAGCTGCTTCTGAAGCTTGGTGATCACCTGAGCGCCCTGATCGGTTACCTCGATCGAGAGCCCGTCAACGGTGACCGTCTTCAGTGGCTTATCGGACATGGATTTCTCCTTCTTGCTGTCCTGTTGAACGGGCATGGCGCCCCATGACGCACCGTCACCGATGCGAGCTTGTGAACCGGCTCTCGCTCTATCCACGATGGCCAGATGATTGATGCGGATGTTTCTCTGCTGCGCGTCGTAGGGCTGGCCGTCAGCAGTCATTCCAGAGGACCAGTCCAAGTCGCAGGTGTAGCCGGCGGACAGTTCTCGCTTGTCGTTCTCGACGGCCTGGATTGCCTTCTTATCCTTCAGGATGAGCGGCAACATGATCCATTCGCCGTCCTGCTTGGCAGCGGTGGAAACCTCACCAGCAGAAAGCTCTTTCCAGTTGTCGGCAGTGACCGCCTCATCTGGGTGATCGATCGTTACCGGCGCGTGACTGAACGATTGCAGGCTCTCAGGAGCAAACACCTCGGAGGCGTCGCGGTAAATGCGAACAACCGACATATCCGGGCGCCCTACCTCATGACCGGCATAGAGTTGGATACCGGTGCGAACGCTGCGCGCAGTGGTCACAAGGTAGCCGTCTCCGGTCCGTCTCGTTCCCGAGATCGGTGCAGCATCAATAAATTTCATTGTGGTTACCTACTATCGCTATTGTTGTAGGTGGGAGAGAATCATGGTCATCTCATTGTGTTAACCAGCAAGGGGCTGAACATGGCTAAGACACCAAAGGGGCACTCACCAAAAATCGAATCTCTAGCGGGAAAGACACTAGCGAACCCGAATGCGGGGAAGACCGCGAAGAAGCTCGCCGGGGCCGTGCTTGCTCATTCCGATGGGAAACCCAACAAGCCTGCACCTAAGAAGAAATAACCATCCATCATGGTGATGCAGGCATCGTGTTGGTCTTGATGTCGTTCAGCAAGGCCGTCTGCGCCTGCATTTCAGATAGTATGCCGCGCATCACAGCGAGCATCGTCTGCCCAGCCGCTGCTGGATCGGTCGTGACCGCAGTCTGGGCGGCTGTGCCAGTGACGGCTGTAAGCTGGGCATTGGTCAGCGGGCCGGTGACGGCTTGGGATGCCGGGAAGTTCGTTACTTCAACCTGACCAGATGCGCCGCCACCGCCACCTTCAACGACCGTAGTCTGCTGGAGACTGCCATCTGATGCGATGTAGGATGAAACGTCGGTATTCGGAATGGGAGTGACTGCCATCATCCTCTCCTGATTGTTACCCGCACCGTCTCAGCAACCTTGCTGGAGACGTTCTTGCGGTTCTTCTCGGTTGCTGGACGCATGAATGGGCGCTCGGCCATCTTGGATGTGCCGTATTCCAGCGCGGCGCTGTATTCTGCATGACTGGTTACATGGACAGTGGGCGGGTTCTGCGCTTCGACTGTCGTTTCAATGTTCGTGTCCAGATGGCCGGTATCGCGGTTCGGCGGCTGACCGGGTAATGACGGAACATGGCCAGCGCCAGATACAGAGCCCTCGGTGATAGATCGTTCGGCGTCGAGTTCGATATCCTGTCCAGCCGCATAAAGCGCGCCTGTGACCTGCCTTGCGGCTTTGCGCATGTTCTGCAGGCGCTTGACGTGCTTATCCAGACCTTTGACCGTCATCAGTCCGTCCTCAGTATCCCCTTGGCCTTGCAGCCACAGAATGGGGCAAACCCCGGCGGGTCTTTCTTGGCGACTTCACTGTTCCAGGTATACACCTTGCCATTTCTGGCCAGATGTTCCGGTCTGTAGTGCTTCTTTCCAGAGTGCCGCCATTCGAACTCGGTCATTCCGACCTGAAGCTGCCGATCTTTGTCGAGGGCAGATGATAGCTTCTGTGTCTGGTCGGTTGCGATCCTGAGCGCACGATCCCGCGACAGGTTCAGCGCTTCACTGATCTGCTTGGCTACTTCACGGGCAGGAGTGCGATTCTGGAGGCCGCGGTAAACGATGTCCGCTATTCGCCCCCTCGCCTGATCGGAAACATCCCTGACCAGAGCGACATTGCGGGCCAGTACGTCATCCAATGTTTCCTGAACGTCGACTGGCTGCATCTGAGTCGATAGATCGACCTTGGTTGCGTAGTTGATGGCCTGGATGAACCGGCGCATGTGCCAGAGCTGCAACCGGGTTGCCCAGACACGAAACAGGCCCCGGAATGACAGGACTGCTCGCACAGCCTGCCCGTCGACGGCTTCAATCTCGGTCTCCACTGACCCTACACGGTCACGCATCAGCTTATCAATGGCGGTCTGTTCGGCTAGAGCCTGCTTATAAGCCGGGAATATCTGCTCCCTGACGCCGACACGCCAGACCCGCACTACGGTCAGGTAAATGCGGGCCAGTTCGTCTCTCTGTGCCTTGGTCGGCTCGATCTGGGGCAGTTCGACATCAGTCTTGCGATAGCCGGTCGCCTTCATCTGCCATTTGAGGTCGATCTTAGCCATTGGCCTAATACCTTAGTCTAATACCGACTCGCGGATGAGTTGTGTTCAATCATCCTGTTTAAACTGGGAGGCTTGGACATGGCATCTTACAAATACGGACAACATCTGACGAAGAATGAATCTGAGGCTTTCGACCACGAGTGGGAGCCCGGCGAAACACCTCCGAACTCGGGAATTTATCGCTGTAAGAATTGCGGTGATGAGATTGCCGCGAACAAAGGAAACCCTTTGCCACCTCAAAATCATCATCAACACGCCAGCGGCGATCCCATTAGATGGAAGCTTCTCGTATTCGCCATTCAGAAGTAAGGGCTCTGGCGCCGTTATTTTCCGGCGCCATTGCTATCTTCCGTAATCCCTTCCATCCACTTCTCGTTGATCTGCTCGAAGATTTCCGGGCCCAGAACGATCGTGCG